TTTGTGATTGGTCCTTACCTAGTACCCATTCAACAAATAAACCGGCTGTTCTACTCTTACCATGTCTTGGTGGTTCATTGATAACTAATACATCATCATCACCTTCATAGAACTCCTGGAGGTCATTACATAATTCAATTAAGTATTTTCTATTGGTCTTATAGAAGTCAGGAGCCTTTAAATTGCAATAAAAAAAGAACTCACGTCTTGCAAGCTCTATCTTAGCACCTAATGCAGCTATCTTTTTATCCATCATCAACACTAGCTATCTTTAATAACTCTTCCTTTGTAAGTCCTTCATATGGATTATTAATAGTACCGCTATGGTCTACTTCTTTTCTATCTCTCCATGCTTCAGGCTTTCTATTCTTTAACCAAAATATTTGAGCTGTAGTATCTGGTTGAACTTCTTTAGTTACTACCTTGCTTACTACTAACTTTCCAGTATCTGAGTTTACTTCTCTAGTCACTTCATCGTATTTATACCCTAGAGCTCTTTTAAGTAAAGCATTTTCAACTTCTATGTCTATAACTTCTTTTCCCTTTTTAAGGAGTTCAGAAAGTTCATTATGCTCGTTTATATATTTATAAAGTGTTACTTTACTTATACCTAAATTCTTTGCTATCTGTTCATCAGTGAGCCCATTTCTTGCCCATGCTTCTACTAGTAACAATTTATCTTTAACATTAGTTTCATACTTTGACTTTGCCATGAACTCACCTCACTTTCTACATATAGTGTTACTTGTCCACATTATGCACAATATGTTGTGTATAAAATGAAAGAACTCTTAACTCGAGTTCTTTCTCTTTCGTATTTCTTTAACTTCATCTTTTTTTATAAATCTTTCTACACCATCTTCAAATATTAAATAGTAATCTTCATATTCTAGAAAGCATGAACAAGATATAATATCTTTGCTTAATTTCATTATAAATATACTATTAGTTTCAATCTCTTTAATAACTCCAGATATTCCAGTTTGAAATAGATATATAATTATACTTATTGCTGATAAATATCCCATAAATGCAATTATTATAATATCCCTTGTCCCTAAGATAGATACTATAAACATTA